ACGCGAGCTTGTGAAAGTGGGGCACGTTACTTGGCCGGAACTGGAAGAGGCGGGGCTATCGGCTAAGCCCGGCGGAAACGGGCGAGGGCTTGCTCATATCGCAACGTACATCGACAAGCTAAGGGAGAACCTATGAGACTTCCACGCAATGTACAAGCACAGATTAAAAAGTTACTAGCTAAGTTAGCTGCTTCTCAGTCTGGTGCTGAGATACGGAACATCAATCAAGAGATTACTATACTGAAGCAGAATATTGCCCAGAGGAATCCTAGATGAGAATCCCACGCAACATCCACAACACGAACGAAGAACTCGACGCAGGACACACACACGCGATCAACGAATCACCCTACATCGCGGCATTGTTCCGCACACCAGAGCAGGTAAAGCGAGACAAGCAGCGGCAGATTCGTGTGCTAAAGGAAGCGGGCATGTTGTTAGAGTGGCTAGGACACGCAGGCAGGGACGTAGGCGTGTTGTGTTCTACTCTTTGGCGGCTCGTTGACTTGCTTGAGACGGAGGCACGCGATGCACAAGGACGCTAGGACGTACTGTATGGCCCGCTCTTGGCGGTTACGTCGCTCTCGCAAACACGCGAATACGATGATCGACATCGCCGTGTCGCTACTCGGCGAAGGCTGCACGAACCGCAAACACCGCGAAACCGAACGCGAGTTTGTCAAAGCGGAACTTACGCAACACGTACGCGGCACGGTAGGTAATCCGATAGTTATCTGGTTGCTGTTGAATATCGTGATGCCGCTCGTGCTAAAGCTGGTCTTCAAATGGTGGGAGAACAGAAACCGATGACACACAAGCACCCTACATGGCGTGAAGTAGTCCGGCAGGTTGATAGACTCGCCGACGAGAACGAAGCACTTCGGGCCGAAAACGAACGGCTGAAAAACCACATTGATTTCAATATAGAAACACTCAATCGAATCCAATCGGATACCTCGATGCATTCACTGAGCGATGAGGAGTATGTGGCGTTATGCGAGATACGGAAGAACGCGACAAGCTAATCGAATTAGCCGCGAGGGTTCAGGAGCTACTCAAGGGCAAAGCCACGCTCAATTGGGTGGCCGAGAAGCTCAAAGAAGTCGAGCGTGTCGTGCCTGAATTACGAAAGGATACTCGGAAATGAAGCCTCACATACGATGGATGATCCGCCGCGATCTAATCGAGGTAGTCGAGATTGAGAGCCAGAGCTTTGAGCACCCTCGCAGTGGCGGGGAAATGCTCAGTAGGCTACGGAAACTGAACGTCATCGGCGTGATTGCGGAGCATAGTAATCATGTGCTCGGGTTCATGTTCTTCGAACTCCAACCAGGTGCGATGGAACTGACGACTATCGCAGTACATGACGAGCATCGACGCAAGGGAATAGGATCTGCCTTGCTCGATCACCTTGCACGTAAGCTGAATCCATACTGCCGCAAGCGTATACGATGCGAGATTCGAGAAACAAACGTAGCCGGTCAGGTTTTCTTTCGTGCGAACAGATTTCAAGCAACCGATGTGCTGCATGGACTATACTACGAATCGGACGAAGCGGCCTATGCGATGGAGCGGAAGTACACACACAAGTATGCTGTAACTAATCGAATCACTAGATACATGGGAGCGAAGTAATGACATTCGGAATCACACTTGGCGTAATCATCGCGGCGATGTTTATCGTAATGACAAGCAAATAAACCCGTCGGCGGTGTGTGTGGTGAGCACACCTTAAACAGACCCGGCTATCGAGAAGTTGATAAGAAAGCCTGCGGGTATTTTATCATTTTGACGGAGTTGACAAAAAGGAGTGAGCGGTATGAGTATTTTGAGTGGTGAAAGATGGAAGATAGAGCACGCCGATTGCATTGAGCACATGGCGAGCCTCGCGGAGAATCAATTCGACTTCTCGGTATTCTCGCCCCCGTTCCCGTCGCTGTATGCGTACACAGACGAAGCGGGTGATGTGGGCAACTCGGAAGGCATCGACAGAGAAGGCAAGCTGCATTTGTCATTCTTCTACCGACAGCTTGCACGAGTAATCAAGCCAGGGCGTGCCATATGTGTTCACGTCATGCAGATACCCCGTCTAAAGCGTTCCGGCGGTGTTGGGCTACATGACTTCAGAGGGCTTAACATACGCATAGGCGAGCGTGCTGGGCTTGTGTACGAGTATGATTGGGCGATCAGGAAGAACCCGCAGGCACAAGCGATACGAACCCGCTCGCGGGAACTGCAATTCTCGGGCCTAGAAGCGGATCGAGCAAAGCAACGCGGCACACTTCTGGATTATGTGATTAAGTTTCGCACGCCCGGCGAGAACGCGACAGCGATCAAAGAGAGGGGCGAAGTCACACGCAATCAATGGATCGACTGGGCCGAGGGTTGTTGGACTGACATCAAAGAAACGGACACACTCAACACGCGAGAAGCGAAATCGGAAGACGACACAAAGCACATCTGCCCGCTACAACTCGGGCTAATCAATCGACTCGTGCGATTGTTCTCAGACCCCGATGAGATCGTATTCTCTCCGTTTACTGGCATTGGCTCAGAAGGATATGAATCAGTCAAACTCGGCAGACGATTCTACGGCACAGAGCTGAAGGGTGAGTATTTCGAGGTTGCAAAGAAGAATCTGCGTAAAGCAGTCGATGCGAGCCACGAGTCCATGTCCCTCTTTCCGGAGCTGTTGAAATGAAAACGACATCGCTAAATGACAACCCCATAGCATTCGCCCGCGTGTTCCCGTCGAAGACAGCCTACACACCAGAAGGCGATAACGTATTTTATGACACTCCCGATCTGTTTGTGCCTGAGAACATCGTCGAGGCATACGTTAGTTGTGTGTTCTCTTGGGACAAACCAAGGGCGGAAATGCTCGCCAAGGAGTGGGGCAAAAGAATGATTACACACCTCGGCGGGCCTGCGTACGACGATCCCGGCGAAACATTCACGCCCGGTATGTTTCTCCGCGACGGTTACATAATGACTTCTCGCGGGTGTCCGCGTAAGTGTGACTTTTGCGTGGTTCCGAAACGCGAAGGGAACATCAGGACGTTGCCAATCCATGACGGCAACCGCATACTCGATAGCAACCTATTCGCCTGCCCGCGTGCTCACATCGAATCGGTGTTTGAAATGTTGCACCGACAAAAAGGTAAGGTAGGTCTACACGGTGGCATTGATGCCAAGCTCGCAAAGGATTGGCACTTCGATTTGATTGGAGGCTTGCGTAAGAAACTGGAACGGATCTATGTTGCGGCAGATGATCCCAGCAAGACGGAAGCGGCTTTTAATTGCATTAGAGAACTGCACGTAAAAAGCGGATTGGCAATTGGGCAAATCCGCTGTTTCGTCTTGTGTGGGTTTGATCCCTCTGACACACCCGAAAAAGCCGAGGCACGATGTATCGAAGTGTTGGAACATGGAGCAATACCGTTCGCGTCTTACTTCAGGGCTCCCGGTGACATCAAAGGCATACGCCCGCCTGAGTGGAATAAGTTTGTTGCTCGCTGGGCGTGGATGCCGGGGATGTTTGCCAGGATCAAACGGGAAGATCCAGCTTTGTACGCACGAGCCAAGGAGAAAATAACGTGAAAATCACACTCAATACAACAAGCATTGACGACTACCATACATTCTTAAACATCAAACGCCTTCCTACGTACCGAATCACCGGACACGAGGCGGAGTTTCCCGACGAATACGCGAACGCCCTCGGCATTTCCGTACCTGAAAAAGAGCAGTACAACCACGATCCCGCCGAGTGGATGTTCGACTACCAGAAACACGTCACGAATATGGCGATTGAGAAGCGGAAGTTCGCTATATTCGCAGACTGTGGACTAGGTAAAACGCCGATGCTGCTGGAGTTCGCTCAGGCCGCATTGAAACAGAACCCGGATAAGCAAGTGCTTATCATCTCGCCTCTCATGGTTGTGAAGCAAACGGTTGACGAGTGCCGGAAGTTCTACGGGTTCGAGCCTGAAGTCATTAAGGGGAGCAACCTGAACGACTGGCTGAAAGGATCGGGCAAGATCGGCATCGTCAACTACGACGCACTGAACGACAACACCGAAGCGGGTAATCTAGGTGCGTTAGTGCTCGACGAATCCTCAATGCTCAAGTCGCACTACGGCAAATGGGGACAAGTTATCCTTCGTATCGGGCAGGGCATCGGATGGAAGTTATGTTGCTCGGGCACACCTGCACCTAACGACCGAATCGAGTACGCTAATCACGCGGTATTCCTCGATCACTTCCAGAATGTGAACGCCTTCCTCGCAACCTACTTCGTAAACAAGGGGCAGACACAAGAGCGATGGCAACTCAAGCCGCACGCATTGAACCCGTTCTATAAGTCGCTGTCGCATTGGGCATTCTTTCTGACCAATCCAGCCACATATGGATTCAAAGATAACGCGGGCACACTACCGCCTATCAATGTGCATATACACGACGTAGACTTGACGCCTGAACAGACGGCAGTAGTCGGCACCGAAAGCAATGAACTGTTTGCTACGAACATGGGCGGTATCACTAGCCGATCTGTGATGGGGCAGATTGCGAAGGGAAACTATCGCGGTAAGGATGTGACAACGAACAAGCCCGCGTACATACGCGAATTGTGTGAGTCGTGGCCGGACGAATCGACTATCATCTGGTGTATATTCAACAAGGAACAGGAGCGACTAGAGAAGGAACTACCGGAAGCGGCATCTATTACGGGTTCGACTCCAATCGAGAAGAGGCAAGCGATTGTCGATGACTTCGTGGCCGGACGCGTGAAGGTGCTAATCAGCAAGCCGAAGATCCTCGGGTTCGGGTTGAATCTACAGGTTGCCACACGGCAGATATTCAGCGGCCTACAAGACTCATACGAGAGCTACTATCAAGCGGTTAAGCGTTCCAATCGCGTAGGCTCGACACGCCCGCTCAACGTACACATACCGATTACAGACATCGAAGCCCCGATGGTTGAGAATGTGCTGAGGAAGTCGAGAATGGTGCAGCAAGACACGGAAGCACAAGAACGAATATTTAAGACAAACGCGGAATCATAAACAGAAACGAGCGGACACATGACATCAACACAAGCAGCCTACGATGCTATCGACGCAGCGAAGCCCGACGCGATAACCCGTGCGAAATGTCGAGCACTAATCACAGGCTACGACGCACGATACAAGGACGCAGGGCTAACGTGCGAATCGGCGGAAGAGTGGTTTCGCCTTCCTGTAGTGAATCCTGCAACGGGGTGTTCTTCACGCACGTTTACGCAGCTAGGCTGCTATGACGGCATCGTGTCACATGCCGGTAGACGCTTCCTGCTAGAGCACAAGACGACATCGGAACAGATCGCCGACCCAAACGCCGTATATTGGCGTACACGCACGATAGATCAGCAGGTAAGCATGTATGCCCTTGCGAACTGGCAGAGCGGAGAGAAGATCGACGGGACGATATACGATGTGATTAAGAAGCCTACGATTCGGCCTAAGAGTATACCGAAGGGCTCGCCGAAGGCCGATAGGCTTGCCGCGTGGGGCACACAGCAGGAGATTGTACGGTTCGGTACATATTGCGGCTTCGATGTGCCAGTAGACGAATCGAGGACAACCGAAACGCCCGACTTGTACGAGATGCGACTAACGGCAGACACACTAGAACGTCCTGCCGTATACTTCCAACGCCGAATAATCCCACGACTCGACAGCGACATTCTCGAATGGGCCAACGAGCTATGGGACGTAGGGCAGGACATTCTCGCGGCACGCAACAACGAGCGATGGTATCGCAACTCAGGGGCGTGTTCTCTGTACGGTGCCCCGTGTGAGTACCTGTCGTTGTGTAGCGGGCATGATGATACAGACAGCGATAATTGGGAATCGAAAGAAAGCAGTAAGAATACACTTTCTCATTCGCGTATCCGTTGCTTTCAGACGTGTCGCCGTAAATACTTCTATCGATATGAAATGGGCATACAAAAAGCAGAACAGGAAGAACGCGAGGCTTTGTATTTTGGTAGTATCTTTCATGCCGCATTAGAGGCATGGCTTTTAACCTTTAGAAAGGATGTGTAACATGGCAACAGCCACACGGCAATCGGTGCCGTCCGGCGGGACCAAGTTCTCGATGGATGACATAAAGACGAAGGGGGATAACCTCCCGTCGCGTGTCGTTCTTCACGGCGTAGAAGGGATCGGTAAGACGAGCTTCGCAGCACGTACACCGAAACCGCTGTTTTTAATGGCACGTGGAGAAACAGGGCTAGAAACTCTGATCGACGCGAAGCAACTAGGGGACGTACCGCACCTTCCCGAGATTATGGACTGGGCTGATGTGCTCGCGGCGTTGGACTTTGTGCTCAACGAGAAGCACGACTTCAAGACGCTCGCACTCGATACGCTCAACGGGTTTGAGCGACTTTGTCACGAGCACGTATGCAAGACGCAATACGGCAACAAGTGGGGCAAGGATGGATTCGGAAGCTACGCTCAGGGCTACGAAACTAGCCTTGCAGAGTGGCGAATGTTCCTTGGCAAGCTCGACGAGATACGAGCGGTGCGGAAGATGTCGATCGTGTGCCTAGCACATACGAAGGTGACGCCGTATAAGAACCCCGAGGGGGCTGATTATGATCGGTTCTCGCCGGACTTGCACCACAAGACGTGGAGCCTGACGCACAAGTGGGCCGACATTGTCATGTTCGCCAACTATTACACGGTTGTAGATGATAGCGGAACTCGCCCAAAAGGGGCCGGTGGACGCGAAAGAACGATGTACACATGCCGAACTGCGGCATACGATGCGAAGAACCGCCACGGACTGCCCGAGGAGATTGATATGGGCACGAACGGCGAAGCGGCCTGGGGTAATTTTGTCAACGCACTCAAAGAAGCGAGGAAGTCACGATGAGTATCTTTTATGAAGCAACGAACTACAAAGCGGTTGTAATCGAGCAGGGTTTCACTGAATCGAAGAACAAAAACGCGGTGTTCTATCTTGAAGTTCGCCCGGTGGAGATGTTTGAAGATGGCGAGATGAAAGCCCTTCCGGTCGATTCGTACTCACGCACGATTCGCTGGACGATCACGGCAAAGACTATCGACTTCACGGTTGAGAAGTTGGAAGCCATCGGGTTCGCGGGCAACGGGTTTAGCGATCTTGATCCAGCGAGCGAAGGCTTTCACAACTTCGTAGGCGTCGAGTTGGACGTGTACTGCAAGCACGAAGCCTACGACGGGAAAGAACACGAGCGATGGGATGTGTCAACTCGTCCGGCACGTAAGCCCGTCGAGCCAATGGAAACGTCGAAGATGAAGAAACTTGACGCCCTGTATGGCAACAAGTTTAAGAAGAAGCCGAAGAACGCCACACCGCCTCCGAAGCGTGAAACAGTCCCTCCCGTCGAAGATGACGATTCCATACCCTTCTAGTCGCTTGTAGCGGCGATAAGCACACCCCTATTCCCGAGACGGCCTGGGGGTGTGCTGTTTTTTCTCTAGAGCGAATGGAGTCGGTGATGTGTCAAGGGATATTTTGGGGCGACTATGATTTGCCGTATGCAGAGAAAACGAAGGTGTGCATTAAATGCGGAAAGGAAAAACCAATTACTTCTTTTACTGTGGTATCGAGGAGGAAAGATGGACATAACGGCATGTGCAAGGATTGTCATAATAAAAGGGCACGCGGATATTATGACAATACATATAGAGACAAAGGAAAGTTCCCTGCTGCACACATTCGGGCTACAAGGGTGTGCATAGATTGCGGGGACGAGAAGCCCATTGGAGAGTTTCGAAACAACCGCAAAGGCTGGTATGCGAAGTACTGCAAGGTGTGCTCTCGCAAGCGAGATGTTAAACGAGGCCAAGTCGAGCGGGAGTCTAAAGTGCTCGCCAGCGGGGTGGTTCGGTGCCGGGGTATATGCTTTCAATTCAAGCCAGTTGATGATTTTTCATTAAACGAGAACACGGGCGAAAGAAACGAAAGATGCACGGCATGTACGGAGCTTGTAAGCAACACTTTGGCATCGTTGATTCAGTTGCCTGTATCAGACGGAACTAAGCAATGTGCCCGGTGTGACGTAGTGAAGCCAATCGGTGATTTTCGGGCGTATAAAGCAGGGTACACAGAACGACACTGCGACATGTGCCGATCAAGGCAAACCAGGATGAAAACTTATGGCATATCTGTGGCGGTACTATTAGAAGTTGAGGCAATTACTGCGTGCCAAGTATGCGGGAAGAAAGTTATTCACTACACAAAAGTAAAGCGTGACATGGCAAACACCGATCATTGCCACGGCACGGAAAAACTTCGCGGCGTTTTATGCACATCATGCAACACAGCTGATCGCCATCCTGCAACACTACGCAAGTTAGCCGACTATTTTGAAAACCCACCATTTTGGAACGGAAACACACCATGAATCGCGGATGGGTGAAAGACTGGCGGAAAGCCGAAGATAACCCCCTATATTGGGACATAGGCCCTTGGCACCTATTTTGCCATCTGATTCGTTCGGCAAAGTACCAAGATACCGGGGAACTATCGCGGGGCCAATGCCTGATTAACTGCCATAATCTAGCTAAATGCTACGGTGTAAACCGCT